CAAGATGGTCAACATCCCCCTCTTTCTTCAAGTCGTAGTCCTTGTGACTATTGCCTTTGCGCTTGCGCCCCCAAAGATTATCTTAACTCCATATGACCTAGTCTGGCGTCTTATCAATAGACTACTAATATGGGTTCTCACTAATTTACCGACGTCAGTTGTTAGACATATACATCTGTTGTTCCCCCAACTTGGATATTTATCATTGGATATTATCTTACCCCTCAGATACTCTGTCACGAGACTGTGCTTGGCCTTGGCACCGTCTATGGCTTTCGCTTACCTAGGAAATACAATCACTAACATGTCGATTGTATATTTGTTTGTTTTATATCAACATTTGCCCTTTGCAATTGGAGTAATCTCCCTACCATACCCTGTCTCCACAACCGGAACTTTTTATCTCTTGAGTGACCTTTGCATAAGTACTGGAATATACTTAACATATTTCGCGCTTATCTATATACATTCATGCATTATGTCGTTAGTGTTTGGTGTAGAAATCACTGAGATTGCTAATCGTATTTTGTCGAAAATGACTTATATACGTGTTTATCTTCAAGGAATTTTCTCGAAGAGTCATAAACCACGATCATCTATGTATCGTGCTTTATTTCTCGATTCGAGTTTTCCAAAAACCAAGCAACTCGATGGTCCTACTACTACACCAAACCACTCACACGACTATTCTGCCTCATTGCGACGTGCGGCGATAACATTTTCAAATGTATTCGCTAGCTCAATAGCAAAGAAAGTATATATGTACCAAGAGAGCCCTACAGATCAAATTAATGGCACACGTGGCTATTCTTATCATCATTGGATGAAAGATGTAGGGACTTTGCCAAGATTCGAAGACATTGGAAGCGATGATGTCATTACTATCATCGACGTAGATTACTATTTAGATATGCCAGCACTTCTAGCACAATATCACGAGCACACATTTATATTATATACATTCCTTCCTAATCTTCCAGGGTTCTCAGGACCCGAAGTACATTGGTCTGTTGACGAGAATAACGTATTTACATGCGATTATTCAGGTGGACAGTCCTATGAGCACGAAATTTGGGATTGGAATCGTGATATAATTAGCGTGCGAGTGGCCAATAAACTATATGGGTTCCAAGTCGTAAGACGTCAAGTCGCCGACTGTCCATATAGATATCTCATCATGATTACACCGTATGCAAATACGTATTGGAATGTGCGTGAAGAACCTTTACAGCGATTTAAACCAGCCAACTTAAAATACGCGGCAATTGTCTCGAGGAACAAGGAAAATGCAATGATCAACATCTGCCAGATCAACTCGACCGCGAGTTGTTCTCTTGATTTATCGGTATACCATGCTCTTAAATCATCCGCCGAACAATCGAAGAACGGCTTAACTTTACAATTTATCCTCATGCAGTATAGTGATCTTAGCAGAGATACCGCTACTATACTACGCCAGATTCTCAATGAGAAAGCTGTCTTGAAGCCAGCCTATTCTTATCCCATTGAGGAATCAGTCCTAAGCTATGACTATGACTTAGAAGGACATGAAACAGAACCGAACATGACTGCTTTCATGACACCAATAATCAATGGTGCTTTTGTACCTGCAAACACTTTAGCCAATGAATCACAATGTATCAAAGGCCGGTGTCTAAAAGAGACACGTAAAGCGATTCCCTCTAAATATTATGAATATTTGTTGGAATTCGCCACGTGGATCCTTCAAGAGACCGGTCCACTTGAAATTTGTGATACAGACGAAGTGTTTGAAAAACAGAGCAGACCTAGTCAGAAGCGAATACTGGAGGATGCAGCAATTGCATCAAAAATAATTGTGAAGAGACTCTCGATGTTCATGAAGCGTGAATCATATCCTTTCCCCAACAATCCACGACCTGTGGAGGGGGAGAGTGATGAGCTTCTTAAGATGATTGGGTCACAAGTGCAATATGCGGTGACCCGGGCGCTAAAGAGTTTCAGATGGTACGGTCCTGGAAAGAAACCTTTATATCAAGCTCAAAGAGTAGCTTATATATGTGAAAAATTTAAGAAAGCTACAGAGACAGATTTTGAAAATTTTGACAAGAACGTTGAATATGTACACAAAGAAATATTCGCAATCATCGTAATGAACTGGTTCAATAAGTCATTACATGACGTCCTCAACATTGACATGCATGCCCTGGTCGACAGAAAGATCATCGGCAAACATGGATCAAAATATGAAGCCAAATCGAAAATATCATCAGGCATCACGTCTACCTCTTCTGGAGGTAGTCTATATGACGCTCAAGTCGTATGGTGTGCTTATCGTTCTAGTGGGAAGACTATAGCTGAAACTATAGATCTTTTCACTGAAGGAACTGTATTGTATGGTGATGATTCCATCAGTCAGGCTTCAGTCGAGTCAATGTTACGAGTATCGAAAGTGTTCAATATGCCATTGAAGGTAAAATCTATCATAAGTGGAGATGGACAACCAGTAAGCTTCCTGTCGAGATTATACTCACAGGAAGTATTCTTTGGTTCTCCAGATTCATGTGCTGATATACCGCGGCAGCTCTCAAAGTTGCACGTCACATGTGCGAATTTCAACAATCTTACTTTAGATACCAAGTTAGTAAAATGTATGCAGAAGGCCATCGAAAAGGCGGTTGCATTTACATTAACAGATAAAAATACTCCAGTGCTCGGACCATGGGCTGGAGTAATCCTTAGAGTGGCTAAGCATTTAAACTATGAAATACCAGATTGTTGTAATGAAATTTGGAATTCACAGTATGCTTCCACTGTCCAATACCCCAATGATGTCGAAGATTGGGCTGTCGATTTGTTTGAATGTTTAATACCAGATTTCGATCTTGATTCATTCATCGTTTGGATGAATGAGCTAGATAGGTCGATGATCACATGTGGTAATACATTCTGTACCAGTCCCGATCACCATAAAGCCTTAGTCTTATTGGCTTTATCTCCACCCCTATGTTGTGATAGATCCAACGGTACAAAACCACCAAAAGGTGAATGTGTCGTAAATGGTGAGTTACGCTTACCAGAGGGTCCACAACAAATCAAAACGGCCTATAATGGACTCGATTTGGCTTTAGACAATCTAGCACCGCCAAACGCCACTTTTATATATGCTGGCGCTTTTGGTGGTAAAGGAACCTTTGCTCTTGTCAAGTGTCTTGGGACTCTAGATCATATCAAGAAAATAATCTTGATCGATCCTGCTTTCAGGACACATGCACAATATGCGTCGGAACTACGAAAGCTACCTAAAGTCAGTCGTGTAACATATCAGCGGCTAACCACATCTTTTGCTAAATCGCTCAAAACCGAGTGTGCCAACTCGAAAGAGAACATCATTTTCTATGACGATGTTGTATCTCCGCGTTATGTCAATGGACGACCTGTTATTGATGATGCTCAACGCAAAGCATGTTTAGAGTCTACTCTAGACTGTTGGAACGAACTCGGACGACCTTTAGCAAATATTAAACTCCCGCCCGTGGCTGCTACGATACCATCAGGTGTCATATTACCAAGCCCGGCCGTAGGAAGAGCATTGTGGGAAAACCGGTTGCTTTTACCATTCAACCTCGGTGGAACTATGGAATATGATGGTGTTGTTCTAACACCATTAAAATTAGAACCAGAGAACAAGATAATAAAATTACTTGAAGAAATCGGCGGAATGATCCATTGCGCCAATCCTAATATTTATTGAGATTCGTCCAGAATCTCGGCGGTGATCGTACGCCTTACAATAAGTTAATTAATAAGATTTGCAAATACGAATAAAT